GGTTGCAGAACCATCGCCTGTAGATAAAGTGACATTCCCAGAAGCAACATCAATAGAGGCCGTACCAGCGATAGCTACATCTAAGGGTGATGTTAATGAGTCATTAACAACTGTACCCCAAGCGCCATCTTCTGATCCATTAACCGGTTGGGCTAGCTTTAACAGACTGGTGTAGTTGACAGCCATCTTATTTCCTTATGAAGACGTAGTAACTACGGTCCAAGTGGTAGTTACAGCCGGACTGATTGCCGTCCATGTCGTTGTTACGCCGGTCGTAATCTGTGTCCACATCTTATGCAATCCTCATGACAGCATTTGTTGCATCATCCACCGGGAATGTAATCACCAAATTCTGCGCCGTCTTCGTGATATTAACGCCAAAGTTTAAAACACACACTGACCGATTACCGTTTGTGCTGTTATATATTAAAGCGCCATTAGTCGTTAAGGTGACATTCGTGAATGTCGCATCTTCAAAAGACCAATACGCAGTAGTTCCTTGAAAGGACGGGGTGATGTTGGTGAGGGTGATCCCTCCAGAGGAATAATTGGTCCCACTGGAGGACACTTCCCCGGATGCTGTATACGCCGTAGTGGAAGCGCCGAGATCCGCGTTGGCGGTGTATAAGGCCAGTTTAAACACATCGCCCGTCCCCGTTGTAAAGTTGTGCAGCCCTTGAGCTAACTCTACTTTGAAGCTGGTCGTCAGTGTTTGGATGATTGCCATTACACCACCTTATCCCGCACCTGACCAGAACGATAAGCATCCATCCGTTCAAGACCATCACCAAGACGTTTGGCAAGAACTAGCGCTTCTTTGTATTTTGCGTTAATCAGGTTGACCATGTCAGGCTCACCTTTTAAGAAGGTATAGGCTTCTGTCAGGCAACCATACAAAAGTACGGTATCAAAGTTATCGCCAAGCCAAGTGGTTGTTGTACTGGTATCTCCCAACCCTATAGATGTTGGGTAGTAGAAGTAATGCAGTTCTACTGAGTAAGCATAGTTGGGCGTTGGGCCAAGTATAAATACCAGCTCTTTGGTGTTTGTTGGGTAGTCTGTGCCAAACAGTGCATAGCAATAAGGACGCCCTGTATTTCCTGCACCAAGCGGGATAGGAAATGATTCTCTGATGAAGTTCACATCCTTATTTAACAGATAGTAATACGATCCATCTGTATCAATAACCGCCAAAGAATATGGCGCAAGGAAGTCATCAGGACACTGAAGGTACTGATTGTTTAATGTACAGACTGCCGTGACGTTTTTGCGAAGTGACGGAAACTGTATGGTATTAAAGATGCGTTGTTCAGCCTGTTGTGCAAATGTCTGAAGCGTCGCCGTTTCAAACGTCGTTTCACAATAGTCTTGAATTGCAGTCTTTAGTTCACCCCAGTTCACGCCATCGGCCCCCGGCACATCGTACCCTTGGTAGCAGCCCCAGCACCACGCATCTTAATCCCAGAAGTTTTCACTTGGCTATTGGGATTGATGGCTACACCATGAGTTGGTTGCCAATCCTTATCCATGTTGTAAGGCATTTCCTTACCTGGATTAGGCGGTGCCACTACCTTGGCGCCGGCCATCGTGTGCGGCTCGGCATAAGTGGACGCTGGACCCACTTCCTTGCCGCCGATTTTCATGGAGTATTTAGCCATTACTTGCCCCTTTGGTTGGCTACCCGCGCCATGTTACGTCCCATGCTTTTCATCATTTCAGATGTGGGACCGCCTTTACGCATTTTCTTAACGTCGGCATCTGGATGAGCTTTCTTGCCCTTCTTAGCCATGTGTTTCTTGAGTGCTTCCATAGTATTCATGGTATCTCCTACGATGCCGTGACTGAATTAAGTAAAGACTGCCCGATCAAATGATTGGGCGTTAAACCTGTGTCATACGATCTTGCACCACCCACCGGATTGAAGCCCCATTCAATTGTTCGGCTTCCTTCAAGTGGAACGCCCGTATAAAGCGGGTTTGTTCCTACGGTGTAGTTAGTCTGCATCCCGTTTAAGCCTGATTGGTAATACGAGTTGGAATCGGGACGTGGATTCCTAACGGCTTGCGGATCATTGACAGGATACATACCAAGCTGCAACTGCGGCTGGTCAGGTTCCCAACATTCCGGGCATACCAGTATATTGACATTTTTTGTCTTGATTGTCAGCGGTTTGAGCTGTTTTAACTTATACCGAAAGTTGCATCTATCGCACTGCGCGATAGCCCACTTGCCGGATGCAAACTGATTAGGCATTTAGAAGTTCACACCAAGGAATGACTGCCGTGGCACAAACCGAATGGGCGCTTTTTCTCGGTCTTCTGTGGATGCCAACTCCCAGGCTTGATCGTATTGGGCCTTGAGAAATTGCATCCGTTCTAATCCGCCCTCTACTTTCATGGACAGCTTGTAGGCCAGTCCTGCAACTAACGCTTCTTGAAATCTGAATGGGATGTCTTCTACGTTGACACCGTTGCCAGCATCCTGCATCCGACGTAGCCGCCAGTAAACAAGTGTGTAGTAAGGATTACTGATTGAACCCTGCTCTGGCGCAGGCCATACCGTTACGTTCGGAAACTTTGTATTCGTAACCGAATCGCCCGACGTATGAGACGCAGCCGTCGTATTATTTTGGCCGCGCACCACATTGTTAAGTGTTGCGTATGCCGAAGCTCCCGTTGCAACATTTTCAGCTTGTGTGGAGGTTCCATAGTAGTACACGGTCTCCGTTCCAATGGTGGCGTATCCAGCGTAAGGAACTTGAGCAAGCGTTGTCATCGGGATTGTTGTGACTGACGAATTAATATTTGCAGCCAAAGTTCCTGTGAAGGTGTAAGTCTGCCCGCCCTGCCGGTCAATATATATCTGGATCGGCCTGCCAGTTGCTAGTTTGTTTGGAATCGTAGAGTAGGTACTGACTGAAATCCGACTGATGTTGATGTCCGTTTGATTCTGATCTACGCCCGTGCGGATAATCGTTTCTACGAGGTCAACCGTATTGATAGGCAACGGGTAGGTGATTTGATTTGTATAGAGCGGGATCGCCCCCTGCTCAATAGTCCAGAGATTAATGCCTTGATTGGCCCACTCTGTAACCAATAGGTTAAGACTGCGACGAGCTGTACGCAAATCGTAGCCCGACCGCAGTTCTCGCCCACATCGCTCAAAAGCCTCTTCCACCAATTCATTGAGATTGGGGTTAAATGCGGTTACGCCGGTTGTGCTCATTTACCTACCTTCCGAAATGGGGCCACCTTTTTGGCAATACTCTTGGGCTGAGAAACAAACTGAAGCCCCTTTGACTTTCCTTCTCTTTTGGCTCGGGTGGTTGCTGCGTATTCTGCTGATGAAAGAGATTTAATCGCCGCCTCTGGGAGATAGCGCTCCCCAGTATCAGATGACCTCTTGCCACTTTTAGTCCTCCACTTTTGTTGAGTCCAAGCTTTGAGAGATTGCTGCGGGGCTTTCATGATGTATACCCGCCACCTTTTTCTTTGTACCGCTTTGCTAAAAGCTGCGACTTCCTGGCTGACCATTTTCCTGCACCAGTACCTTGCACCGCTGCGCTTTTGATCTGGTTAAACAGATTTTTACGCATAGTTGGCTTAGTGTAATTACCGGATTCGTTAACTTTCGATACCTTACCGCCTTCTGCGTATTGCGTAAAGTCCGTGTCATCCCGCCGGCGTTTGACCTTGGCCTTGGGCATCTTGCTGGGATTGATTGCCCCCATTCCCCTGCTTGCCATCATTTGTCACTGCTCCTATAAGTGCGGCTAACCCAAAATTGCCGGTGTCTTTTAAGGGACGCAAATAGTTTGGCGCTTTAAATAAATCAAACGGCCCAAATTCTGGCGGCGCTACTTGCGGTTGTGCATAGTCTACGTAAGTTTTCTTGCTAGTAATAGACGGTATTCCAAACAACGGGAATGGTGCAGCCGTTGTCACTGTTGTTGTTGGTGACTTTGTTGTCGTTGGTGATTTGGTTGTTGTAACGACAGGCGTTGTTGTTACTACTGCGGTTGTCGTCACTTCCGTAGTGGTTGGCTCTAATGAAGTTGTTGGAGGCCACGGTATTGTAGGAGCTAAAGTTGTTGTTATTCCGGTCGTGGTTGGCGCTACGGTTGTTGTTACCGGAGGGATAGTTACCGTCGTTGTAATAGGCGGTAACTCAGTGGTTGTAATGATTGCTGTAATGCTAGGAGTTATTGTTACTGTTGGCGTAACAGTTTGTGTAATCGTTGGGGTAACAGTTTGAGTGACAGTTGCAGTAACCGTTGGTGTGATTGTTTGCGTTACTGTCTGAGTTACTGTTTGAGTAACAGTCTGGGTCACAGTAGGCGTGACTGTCTGAGTTAATGTTTGAGTTACTGTTGGCGTTACTGTTTGCGTAACAGTGGGCGTAACTGTTTGAGTTACTGTTGGCGTTACTGTTTGCGTAACAGTGGACGTAACTGTTTGAGTTACTGTTGGCGTTACTGTTTGCGTAACCTCTTCTGTTACCGTTGCCGTAATTGTTTGTGTAATAGTAGGAGTTTGGGTCACTGTTTGTGTGACCGTTGGTGTTACTGTCTGAGTTACCGTTTGTGTGACAGTGGGTGTTTGGGTCACTGTTTGAGTAACCTTTGGCGTCTCTGTTTGTGTGATCGTAGACGTTTGAGTAACTGTCTGTGTTATGGTTGGTGTTATCGTTTGCGTTTCTGTAATAGTTGGCGTTACCGTTACCGCCTGAGTGACCGGTATTTCTAAACGCACTGTTGGCGCACTGTCTGGTTTTATAGTGGACAGACCAAGCTTAACAACATCGCCACGCGACAATGATTTATTGTCAACATCTGTGGCTGGCATGGTAAACAATCTGCCGTCCTCAGTCCTGACTATAGCCATGCCGTTAGTGATTGAGTCTACGGTTCCACGCACTACTTGCCTTGGTGTAATCGTATCTAATACGTTAATTTGACGATTGGGGTCAAGCCCCATCGTATTGAATAGCGTATTTATGTCTGCATAGCTTTTACCTGAGCCTAAAAGCCCGAGCATGTCATCGGCAATCTGCGCGTCCGTTTTTGCATTAAAAGCTGTTTTGTCATTGTAAAACTTACCCTCTGGCGATTCGTTCAGAGTGGCTTGTATAGTCTGTATTTGCGTACCATTAATGATGCTTTGGATGGCGTTTTGTAGTTCGTCAAACGAAGGTTCTCTGCCTAGTTCTGAACTATATAAATCTTGAACGTCATTAGCATACTGAGCAAAACGATCTATATTTTGCTGTGGCGTGTAAATGATATCGCTTGTTGTTGCGCCAATATTGATTTGATCGCCTAACTTAATGTTTGCGTTGGAAGGGATGTCTACGCGTGCTACACCGCCATTTCCAAGTACAACAAATGCTTCTCTACCATCTCCACTAAGTTCAACAATTTGACCACTATTGTCTGGCGTGAAGCCACCCTTTAGGCCAACTGCTACACCAGTATTGCCGCCAGCGGCTACAAATGTTTGTT